ACCTAAGACCGGCTGGTAAGCGTAGTCGTAAGTGGGAACACATTAGGAAGTTATCAGATACATGCTATGCACTGTGCGATGGTGGCGAGGGTGATCCGATCTTTAATGCGATTGGGGGAACCGATATACCGAATCAAGATACGTACAACCTGTCACCTATAGTGTGGGAAGTACAGCCGCAGCCGGATGGCTCATACCTAGAGACTGTCAAGGTACGTAACGAGTCAGGCGACCACGCACATAACTCACGCTACAGTTTTCTACATGACTTCTTACCGCTAGGGCTTAAATTTAGAATAGATAACGGCAAGCAATACGTGGTAGCCAATGACTCATTCGCCAGCCAAAGGTATTACCTACCCAAGAGCCGGTCAGTCGGTGCAGCACAGTGGGACTACTGGATAAGCCGAAACAATAGTTGGACTGAACACTACCAGCGTGAGGACGATCAGAAGTTTTTGACATTCGCACGCACAGCGCATGTGCCTGACCCTATCTATTCCATAACTGACCTTACCTTCAGCGATTGGGTGCTAATCAGTCCTGAGTTCAAGGTAGTGCATCCCAAGCACCGTGTTAACAAGGAACGTAAGAAAGAACTCAAGCCACACCTTGATAAGTTCTGGCAGTGGGCGTGTGCCGTAGGGCCGATGGTTCCTATAGATGACTGGGAATACATACGCGAGATCAAGGCTGCGTTACGTGAGGGTAACGTGATAGAGGGTTGGGCATACAGCAGTAACACACCCTACAACGGTGACGAGGTACAACGTATACTAACGACAGACGACCATCAGCTACGCCTACCACTACTGGCTATGTTTATGTTACGATCTGGTATGAAACACGTTACTACACCAGAGGACGCTAAGAAAGTACGCGCACAGTTCAACACATGGGCTAATCGTGCGTGTGGTTTGGTTACTACAACAAAAGGGGAATGACATGACTATTAGATACCTAAGACAGCCTAAGCAAATGTTTCAAATTACGGTTAGGGAAGTAGTAGAGAGCTACGGGGAACCGCCAGTAATCTTTCCTCTAGCAGAGTTTAAGAAAGCACTTAGTAAGAAAATGCGTGGTGTTAAGTTCGCAGGTCGAGGACAGCGCAGCGCACACGTTTACTATCCACATGAGAAGTTTACACGAGGTGTTATCTCTATCCGAGATGATAGCTTCGTGGTAATGAGCCGCACTATAGAAAACGCACGATACGCCGCGCACAATACCGAACACTTCATGCAGCAGAGTAAGAACTTAAATACGGCTGTGAAGAAAGCTGCGGCTGCACTTACCGCGTGGAGCCTAGACGAGTTAGCAACTATACATGCAGACCCATATACTACTGGGCGTGAAAGTAGAGTGCAGGAGGTAGGAGCTAGGGTAGTCGGGGAGTTAACTAATCTTGGGGTAGAGAGAGATTCCTCGGCACTCGAAATGCTTACGCGTATGGTGCATAGCATACCCGACAGACGGATAAAGACTTACGTGGAAGACCTTATCCAGTATGACGCTGAACTCGCAGAAATATCTGATATTGGGATTAGCCCTACGTTTATCTACGTGGGTCAGGATCATCATGGGCAGCAACACTTAGATACCTTATGCCTTGAAACCATTGGGTATTCGTATGCACGAACAGATCGCCACCCTGTACGTCACTACGAGAGATCTCCGCAAGAAGGCTACGACGATCTGGTAGGTAAGATCAGTGTGCTGAACATGGCAACCGTGGGTGACTACGTAAGTGGTGTAGGCATGAAAGTTGATGAGGATATGTTCTATGTTTGTTAAGCCTTATGCCAAGGGCCAGCGCCCCTATGACCTACGTATGATTGAGGACATCGCTGCTACGTTAGGTAGTATGAGAGAGGGTACGGCGCAGCACCGTCAAAACAGCTTACACCATGACGGTATCATATACCACGCGAAGCTAAACCCTGATAAGAATGTATGGGGGATAACATGTTTGGGTACAGAATGTATTGACGCACCATACAAAGATAAATACTATGACGGTATGGAAAACTTACCTACCGAGTTGGAGGAAAAGATAGTGGTACTTTCTATATTAGAACCATTACAACCTCAAGTAGATGGTGTTGGGTATCGTGTAAGCAGTGACGCTTTTTGGTTGTTCTGCTAAAAGAAATCCTGTGGGGGTTATATGTCGGGTGGGCGGTAGCGTCCGACGTTCCTGTGCTGAATGTAGTGTTTCAGTCTAAAGAATAGGTTAGATGAAGTGCCTCCCACACTCTGTTCTTTTCCAGAGATCATGGGCGAATCTAACCAACTACCGCGCTTTGTAAATAAACATTGAAGCCTGTTCCCAAGGAGGGCGTATGCGTAGGCCAACAAAATGTGAGGTAGATAAGTGTAGAAACTTAGCTCACAAAGAAACTGACGAGGGGTTCTTGTGCCGTACCCATGTGGCTAGGAAGAATATGTTTGGCTCAGTACACGCTCAGTCCCCTACGGTACCCAGTGCAGGTAAGACATCTCAGTTCCCTAAAGGCTTTAACAGGGATGCCTCAAAAAACCGCACGATCACGGAAACCGCTGACATGTATGACGGAACTGACGCAATTAGACGTAAGGCTAGGGTACACCGATTCCTTAAAAATAGTGCTAGAGGGCATGAATACAAGGTGTACAAAGATTTTGAAAGGGATGGTGGGTTTAATAAATAAGGAGAACGTATGGCGAAGATAACGCTAGAGATGGAAATTGATGACGATACGATGCAGGAGATGCTGGACAGCATTAAGTCTATATCTACCCTGACTCGTGCTACTGATGATCTATGCCAAGACTTTACGTACTTGGGTAAGGCTATCGAAACCAACCAACGTGAGATCAAGAAACTCACAACCAGTGTAACTAAACTTTTGAAGGAGACTAAGGATGGCAGCAACGCCAGAGTCAAAGGTAAAAAAGAAAGTAGCTGATGTGCTGAAGACGTTAGGTGCTTACTTCTTTTACCCCGCCACAGGCGGGTACGGTAAGAGTGGTGTACCGGACATTGTGGGGTGCTACGAGGGTAAGTTCTTTGGTATTGAATGCAAGGCGGGTAAGGGTAAGACCACCCCGTTGCAGGATAAGAACCTAAAGGACATTGACGAAGCGAAGGGGATTTCGTTAGTCGTGAACGAGAACAACATAGACGATGTGCTGTTTCATTTAACCGGCAAGGGCAATGACCCACGCCAATTAGAATTTGATTTTTAAGGAGACCGAGAATGAGTAAAGGTAGAAAAGCAGTTAAGAGTGCAGTGGTACGGAAGTACCTAGCCGCGAATTGGCCTAATGTTAAAAAGGATTCGATAGTCACAGACACAGACGTAAGCCCAAGCTATGCGTATAAGATGCTTCGTGAATACGAGTTAGAACAACAACGCTTAGGGAATATAAGTTCTGACGGCACGTTAACACGTTACAAGGAAACCGCTACGCTGGAGGCTAGATCACCACTGGTACATAAAACACAGCAGTCGGTAGGCACCAGTGATGGTAGCACTGCCAGCTACTACGAATTGCCCGATGGTGCATCCGAACTCCAAGACCTAATCTCTCACAAGAATATGAACAGCCAGATCGGTGAGATCTTCCGAGCGTGCTACCGTATGGGTGAGGCAAGCCACAGCAATGAGCTACGTGATGCCAAGAAGATTAAGTTTTACATTGATGCTGAGATCAAGCGGTTAGGGGGTTGATATGCCGAAGTTTGAAGTTAAGTTTCATACCCTCATAGAGACTCGTGTGCTGGTGGAAGCAAAGAACGAAGAGCAAGCTAGATTCGCGGTTGAAGATGGTGAAGGGATAATTCTACGTATACCGCAGGAGTTATTCGTTGAGATTAAGAACATCAAGCAGCGGGAGCCTGATAATGGATGAGGGGCTTGGAGATCTCGTAATCGAAAAAGGGGTGCTGCTGTTCGACAAGCAGTACAACAACCAACGGCTATACGAGGACACGTTATCTCGTATGGATCTGGGGGACTCATTTGTTCTGGACGACCCGTACGGGTATAAGGTACGGGCCATTCGTATGACCGCTAAACGTAATGGCTGGAACATCGCCAGCCGTAAGATAACCAATGACGGTGACTACCGCGTCTGGTTAACAGAGAAGGACGGCAAAATATGGACTTGATAACGCTGGACTTTGAGACCTACTACGACAAGGACTTTTCACTTAGGAAGTTAACCACCGAGGAGTACATCCGTGACCCTCGTTTTCAAGTAATAGGTATAGGGGTGAAGGTAAACAACGGCCCTACTGAGTGGGCATCTGGCACACGTAAAGAACTACAGGAGTACTTAGATGGATTCGATTGGAAGGGCAGCATGGTTCTGGCTCACAACACTATGTTTGATGGTGCTATCTTGTCTTGGCTCTTTGGTATTAACCCTCGCGTCTGGGCTGATACTCTGTGTATCGCTCGTGCTCTTCATGGGGTCGAAGTTGGTGGGAGCCTTGCGGCACTTGCTCAACGGTACGGCATCGGACAAAAAGGGGACGAGATACTAAACGCAGTAGCTAAACGCCGACTAGACTTCACCGACGAGGAGTTAGATAGGTACGGCGACTACTGCATCAATGACGTAGAGCTAACCTATAAGCTGTTTGGACTAATGGGTACGGGGTTTCCACGTCAGGAACTAAAGTTGATTGACCGTACTCTACGTATGTTCATACACCCCCTGCTGGAGCTAGACACTGACTTACTTGAGGATCACTTATACGACACCAAGAAAGCTAAGGATAAGTTGTTATCTGATAGTGGTGTAGAGGATAAGAAAGAGCTGATGAGTAACCCCAAGTTCGCTGAGATGCTGAAGAGCTTGGGAGTAGAACCTCCGATGAAGACTAGCCTTACTACAGGTAAGGAGACATTTGCATTCGCCAAGACCGATGAAGCGTTCAAGGCATTGCAGCAGCACGAAGACAGTCGGGTACAGTTACTTGTTACAGCTAGGCTTGGGTTGAAGAGCACGCTAGAAGAGACACGTACTCAACGGTTCATAGACATATCCAAGCGTGGGACTATGCCGGTGCCCGTTAAGTACTACGCAGCGCATACCGGCAGGTGGGGTGGCGATGACAAGATCAACATTCAGAACCTACCCAGCCGTGGGCCAGATGGTAAGAAGTTAAAGAAGAGTATCGTCGCACCTGATGGCTACATGTTAGTGGACTGTGATTCGTCGCAGATTGAAGCACGAGTGCTGGCGTGGTTTGCAGGACAAGATGATCTGACTCAAGCCTTCCGTGATAAGGAAGACGTTTACATCAAGATGGCTGCACGTATCTACAACATACCTGAAGATCAAGTAACAAAGGATCAGCGGTTCGTAGGTAAGACCACTATTCTTGGTGCAGGGTATGGTATGGGAGCCATAAGGTTCCAAGAACAGTTAAAGACGTTAGGTCGTTCTATACCAGCCGAGGAAGCTAGGCGTATCATCAACATCTACCGTGAGGCTAACTGGAAGATTGGTCACGTATGGCGTGAAGCCCAGAACATGATCGCGTATCTAGCGAGGGGTGATTCGTTACAGTTTGGTAACGGTGTAGTGACGGCTGTTGGATCAGTTACGGGTATTAAGTTACCATCTGGGTTGGTCATGCGGTACGACGATCTGAGAGGTACGCAAGGTGAGAAGGGCGTGGAGTATTCCTATAACACACGTAAAGGCCGAACACGGATCTACGGTGGTAAGGTGATAGAGAATGTCTGTCAAGCTGTCGCTAGGTGTATAATCGGTGAGCAGATGCTACTGATTGCGAAGGAGTACCCGCCGGTACTTACGGTACACGACTCTATTGTTGCATGTGTTCCTGAGAACGAAGTAGATGAAGCACAGAAGTACATAGAGGAGTGTATGAGATACGTACCAACGTGGGCAGCGGGGTTGCCGCTTGAGTGTGAGAGCGGTGTAGCAAAAGCATATGGAGACTGCGAAGCATGAGTTATTTAGTTTTGTTTATAGGCACGCCGTTTATAGACGGTAAGTTCACAAATATAGGGAGCGCGTATGGAGCTATGGAGCGACATAAAGAGCGGTTTCCCCACCTTCGCATAGAGTTAGTGCAGGGTAGTGGTAGGTTCAAAGTTACAGATAACCTGTTCTGGGCTAACCACAAAGAAAAAATAACCAAGGCGGATGAGGTTACTAGGTTGGAGAGTCTTATCGTATGAGTATAGCGCCGTGGAGTTTTAGTAAGATTAAGGCGTTCCAGCAATGCCCTAAGCAGTTCTACCATGAGAAGATACTCAAGCAGTATCCGTTCAAGGAGTCTGAGGCTACGTTGTATGGAACAGCTTTTCACGAAGCAGCGGAGATATACATCCGCGACGGTGGTGAACTAGACCCACGGTTTAGCTATGCACAGGGTATGTTAGATGCACTGGACGCTAAGAAAGGCGAGAAGTTGTGCGAGATCAAGATGGGACTGACCGAGAACCTAGAAGCATGTAGTTTCTTTGCTGATGATGTGTGGTTCCGAGGCATTGCTGATTTAGTTATACTTAACCGTGAAGATAAGCTGGCTTGGGTGATAGACTACAAGACCGGCAAGTCTGCAAGGTACGCGGACAAAGGGCAGCTAGAGCTTATGGCCTTGGCTACCTTCAAGCACTATCCCGAAGTGGAGACTGTTCGGGCTGGATTACTGTTTGTGGTAAGTGAGGATCTTATTAGAGACCGCTACGCCATAGAAGATGAAAAGAAGTTATGGGCTAAGTGGATGGATAAGTACAGCGACATGGAGTCAGCCTTTAACAATGATACGTGGAACCCTAACCCTAGTGGGTTGTGCAAGGCATGGTGTCCTGTACTAGAGTGTCCACACAACGGAAGAAACTAATGCCGTATAAGAACAAAGCAGATCGTAAGCCGCAGCCAAACCCACCAGTAGGTAGCGCGGCACATGAAGCACGTATGGAAAGACAGCGTGCTAGGCGTGCGATGGACAAGGAGGGGCGTGATGCTAATAACAACGGCAGGGCTGACAAGCGTGAAGGCAAAGATGTCAGCCACAATAAGATGTTAAGTAAGGGCGGCAGTAATGCAGATGGCTACAGAGTAGAAAGCGCCAGTGCCAACCGCAGTCGCAATGGCAAGAAGCCTAAGCGTAAGTAGTTAAGACCCACAGGTGTGTGCATCGTACCTGTAACGACACGTTCCCGTCCGTGTGGTCGAAGGCGGGACTAATTTGGTTTGCGTGTTTGGGGGAGACCCCCTTCACGCCTTTTTGCGTGGGAGGAAGGATGAAAATAGAAAAATTAAATATAGATATTCGTGCTAGAAACGGTCTCTGGTCAGCGGGTATTTACGATGTAGAAGACCTAAGCCTTTGGACAGCTAAGGAGTTAGCAGCTATTCCTAACTTCGGGGGAAAATCTTTTATAATCTTGATAGACGCTTTAGCCAAGGAGAATCTTTGTTTTATAGGAAGCGGTGTTAAATGAAAGTTATAGATAACAGAGCACTACTAATGAGATTACGTGCGCCGGGTAAAGTAACCGATGTGATACCTAAGAGTAAGGAGTTATCAGGAAATAGAGTGTTGGTTAACTGGGGCATTGACGAAGCACATGTGCTGAAGAATATGAACATACATGCGCCGTCACCCATTGAAGGTCAGTACGAGTGGACAGGTAAGTTCAAGCCGTTTGAACACCAGAAGACTACCGCAGGGTTTCTTACTATGAATAAGAGATCCTTTTGCTTTAACGAACAAGGTACAGGTAAGACAGCCAGTGCTATATGGGCGGCTGACTTTTTACTTAACAAGAAACGTATTAACCGCGTGCTAGTAATCTGCCCCCTATCTATTATGGATTCGGCATGGCGAGAAGACCTGTTCACCTTTGCCATGCACCGCAAGGTAGATGTAGCTTACGGCTCTGCAACGCAACGTAAGAAAGTAATAGAAGGGGACTCTGAGTTCGTCATAATAAACTATGACGGTGTAAAGATAGTAGCCGATGCAGTCGCAGCAGGTGGGTTTGATCTAGTAATCGTAGACGAGGCAACACACTACAAGAATTCGCAGACTGACCGTTGGAAGACCCTCAATAAGATACTTACCTCCGACACATGGCTGTGGATGATGACAGGTACCCCCGCTGCACAAAGCCCGATGGATGCCTACGGACTGGCTAAACTTGTTAACCCGAAGTCTGTGCCACGCTTCATGGGGTCGTTCCGCGATCAGGTCATGTACAAGGTGACTAACTTCAAGTGGGTTCCTAAGCCCAGTGCTACGGAAACGGTGTTTGAGGCATTACAGCCAGCGATCAGGTTCACCAAGGAAGAGTGCCTAGATCTACCGGAGCTAGTGTATGTGACTCGTGAGGTTGCGCTTACACGGCAGCAAGAGAAGTACTACAAAGAACTCAAAGACAAAATGATTATGCAAGCGGCAGGTGAAGAGGTAACTGCGGCTACGGCAGCGGTCAACATGAACAAGTTACTACAGATCTCTGGCGGTGCTGTGTACTCCGATAGTAAAGACACGATAGAGTTCGACATCAAGCATCGGTACAACGTGTTACGTGAAGTAATAGTAGAGTCTAGTAAGAAAGTCATAGTGTTCGTACCGTTCAAACACACCATAGCCATACTCACTGACAAGCTACGCGGGGACAACATAAACACCGAAGTCATCAGCGGTAGCGTACCAGCAGCCAAACGTACTGCGATATTCAAAGCATTCCAAGAAGACAAAGACGGTATACAGGTGTTAGTTATCCAGCCACAGGCTGCGGCACACGGGGTAACACTCACTGCGGCGAATACGATTGTATGGTGGGGGCCGACCAGTTCAGTAGAGACCTATGCACAGGCTAATGCTCGAATACATAGAGCCGGTCAAGACCACAAGTGTACGGTTGTCCAGTTACAAGGTTCTGATGTAGAACGCCATGTATACGCATTACTAGATAACAAATTAGACTCACACACAAAAATTATTGATTTATACAAGGAACTACTTGCATAAGGCACTATGTACCCTTATATTACCTTTCTCGGCAATGAAAGGACAAGGACATGGCTGATGCGATAGGTGCGGGTGGCATACCCCTAGCTAAGATGACTAAGGTTTACCTCAAGATCAAGGCAGAACGGGATAAGTTATCCGCTGAATACAAGGAAGCTGACGACGAATTAGTCAGTCAGCAAGACAAAATAAGAAGCGCGTTACTGGGTTACTTGAAAGAGAACGACCTCAAAAGTGTTAAGACAGACGCTGGTACGTTTTACCGTACGGTTAAGCAGAAGTATTGGACTAGCGATTGGGAGAACATGCACAAGTTTATTCTTGAACATGAAGTACCAGAGTTCTTGGACAAACGACTCAACCAGAAGAATGTAAAGGAGTTCCTAGAAGAGAACCCAGACCTTCTTCCGAAGGGGTTAAACGTAGACGCAGAATTCGCGCTAACAATAAGGAAGGGTAAGTAATGGAGCAATTAGTTCCCATTGAAGATGTCGCAAAGTATTTTAGTGTGTCATTATCCACGACCCGTAAATGGGTACGGGATGGTGTTATACCCTCAGATACTTATGTGAAGGT